TTTAAATAAATATCATTTTTATTTTTATGGAAAAAAAAGAATTATGTAAAAAAATAAAAGATAATATTTCATTATTAAATCAAAATGAATTAGAAGAAATTTTTAAAATGATTTATAAATCTAATAATAATTATAGTAAAAATGTTAATGGTATTAATATTAATATCAGTAATTTAGATGAAAATATTTTAATTGAAATTGAAAATTATATTAATTTTTGTATTAAAACTCATAATGAAATTTCTAAATATGAGAATATATGTAATTCATTTATTGATGTTATTAATAAAGATAAACCAGATGAAATTTTTACAGAAGTTCCTGAAAATTCAAATAAAAATAAACAAAAAATCTCTTCATATATGAAATTCTATCTTCTTAAAAAAAAATTTACTAAAAATTTAAATACTCATTTAAATAAAATTGATAAATATTTAACTCACGAAGAATATCTTATTTAATTATTATTTCTATCTTATTTTTTTCCTTATTATAAAGATATGATTTATCCTTATAAATAATATTCGCATCTAATAAAAATGATATAAATAATGCCGTTGATTGATTCCAACTATCTCTCAATAAAGCACTTACTATTTCACCCGATTTTTTTGTTCCAAATGCCTTTGAAAATTCAGGTTCTGTTACAAAATCAATTATCTTTTGTCTAACCTCATTCTTCATAACATCTGCCGTAAATGTTTGATTTATTATTAAATTTATAGGTGTCTGTTTCACTATATCTTTTTTAGTTTCTTTCTTAATAATTTCTTTTATAATTGGTTCCTTAATAATTTCTTTTATAATTGGTTCCTTAATAATTTCTTTTATAATCGGTTCCTTAATAATTTCTTTGTTAAATTGATTATATTTTTCAAAAATACTTATATTATCTTCATAAACCCATAATGTTTTATTATTTTCATATTCATCTGGTATTTTATTAAGAATAATATCCATATTTTATAAAGAATTATTATAATATAATAAATCATTTTTTTATATATATAAATTATTTAATAGGTTTATATTCAGGTAATAATATAATTCTATTCTTTTTATATAATTCAGTCGCTATCTTATAACAATAACTTTCTTTATTATTTTTCTCATCTTTTAATCCCAATTCTTTAAACATCTTCGAATGTTGATTTTTCTTAAATGATTGACAAACCATCCCCGTCTTTTCTCCCGTCATTGTTCCCGTCGTTAATATTTTTAAAACATTCATTTTATTTAATTTTTCCTTATCTATATATTTCGGTAATATCATTCCAAATGGCATATCTTCATTCTTCATATCTAATGGTTTTTGAATTATTTTTCTATTCTTTTTTAATTGTTCCAATTGTTTCATATTTAAATTTTTATGATTTATCCCATCTTCATTATATATAAGAGGTTCAAATGTTTCATTAAATATATTCACATATCCAATATATTTATTTATTACCGGTATTCCATTTATTTCTTTATCAGTTATTAATACACCTTCTTTTATAAAACAAGTCTCTATAAAACTATCTATCTTATTTAATGTTTTTTCTTTGAATATTTTCTCAATTATTATCTTAAATGTTATTTCATCTAATCCTAAATATAAACCTATTACAGCATAATTATAATTCTCATTTCTAATTATCTCCATCTTATTATAAAAATCCTTATTCTCATTCACTTCCTTCTTTATATCCTCATCTTTTATTTTTTCTAATGATATTTTTAATGGTATATCTTCTATAACATCTATTATATGTATCCCTTCTTTATGAGGAATTAAAGTTATATTATCAATTATTATATTGGGATATATACTCATTTTTATAGCATACATTAATATTTTTTCATCCACAAATTTAAAAAATTCTTTAATTTCTTCCATTAATAAAAATCTTTCATTTTCTTGAATTTTTAATAAAATTAATTCTCTTATCTTATCTCTTATATTTAATCCTAGATGTTTATATGTTTCCTCTCTAAATCCCACCGAATTCTCCTTAATTTTATCTAAATCATATCTACATTTCGGTTCAATACTCTTATCATCTCCTAATTGATATTTTATTCTTTTTCCTTGTGATGTTATTATCGATAATTCTCCTAATTTAAATAAATCTTTGTTAAAATAATTAATATTTTTAAATAAACTACAATCAATCGAATTATTTTTTATAATTTCATCAATTATCTTCGTTTGATATAATTTACCAGTCGCTATTCTATATGCGTGAATGTCTGCCGTCTCTCTCTCATATCCATTTATAGATGCGTGAAGAAATACTGATACATTTCTTTCTTCTATTGGAAGATTTTTATGACTACAATTACGAATACCTCTTCCTATTATCTGATCTATACGATTAAAATGAAACCAAGCATCAATTAAATGCATTTCTCTAATATTATAAAAATTAAGTCCTTCACTAGCAACTTGTGTTATTAATATAACTTTTACCACCGAACCATTCTTATTATCTGGATGATTAATTTTCGTCATTAATCCATTTATAGTCGTATTTCCCATAATTTCTGGATCACTTGAAGAAAGAATACAATATTTAGGATATTTAATATTTGGATAAGTTGTATTATGAGTTATATTTTGTTCTTCTAATATATTATTAGTTCCTTCTCTCGAAAATCCCATATGTTCTAATGTAATTGCTAATGGTATTATTCCAGACCATACAAATCTAGAATATATTACAATAACTCCATTCGTATTTTTTATAATATTAGCAATTTTTAATAATTTCGATGAATATAATCCTAATTTATCTGAGGATGGACTTAAAGCATTCTTATATTTTGAATTATATTTAACTAATAATTGTTCTTTATCACCAGTTTTCACAAAAAAATTATTAAATCCTTCACTTCCTATATAACCATCATATACTATATTCATTGCTTGTAAAGAACCAAAATTATTTTGTTCTAATTCATTTAATTTTTTCGTTTCAAGATAATTTATTTGTTTTTCTGTTAATTGTGATGTAATTATTCCATCATCTATATTAGAAATCCAATTTTCATCATTCTTTTCAATTGGATTACCATTTTCCGTATATGGTATTACTTTATCGAGTATTTCAAAATCACTTAATTTTGGTGATAATTTAAAAGCAAAATTAAATGGATTTTTCCCTCTTAAATAAGATATATAATTTGATGACATCATCATTATAAAATCTCTCGCCGATGGATTAATATTATTATTTATATCAAAAATTTTATCATTATTAAATAAATCCTCTCTCTTATCATTTAATAATAATAAATAAAATAGATTATATATATCTTTTGGTTCATTATACATAGGAGTTGCTGTTAAAAATATAAGACGATTATTAATACCATCTTTACAAACTTCTAATAATGCCGAATAAACTCTCTTATTTTCATCTTTATCATTTCCACTACTACGAATATTATGAGCTTCATCAACAATTATAACTTTATCTGTTACTATTTTTCCTGTTGATATATAATTAGTATCAATAAAATTAGCAAAACCTTCATAAGTGAAAAAAGCATAACGTGATTTAATTAATTTTTTAATTTTCTTTTCAGCATTTTTAATATCAATCTCTTTTGATATATTCGCTAATTTCATATAAGTATCTCCCGTACATTGTTTAGTTATTGAAGATAAATCTGTTAATTTAATATTTTCAAATATTTGATTTTTAAAACCTCCTTCAATTGCTGATGGTAATATAACCCATATCATAGGTTCATCCAAACCATTATGATTTATTAATAAACTTTCAGCAATAGTTATTGCCGTACAAGTTTTACCAACACCAACTGAATAATAAAGAAGAATACTTCTATATGGAGTTCTATATGATAGATAATGAGACATTAAATATTGGAATGATGATTTTTCGAATTTACATAATTCTTTTGATTTTGTTTCAAAATCATTTAATGAATTAATATCATTATATTTATTAATTTTATGAACTCGAACTTCTTTTAATGATAATAATTTTTTATTAAATTCATCATCATTTAATTCTGGATAATAGATTTCATCTAAATCTTCATTTATTATTACCTTTTTATCCTTTTTATTTGGTTTATAATTATTTATTATTGGTGAAAATTTTATTTCTTTTATTGAACTTTCTGATTTAGTTGATGATGATTGTTTTTCAGATGTTCCTTTACATATTTTTTCAAATTCTTTATATAATTCACCATTTTTCTTAATTTTAATATTTGTAATAGGATTTCTTAATTTATTATTTCGCCATTTCTCACATTCTTCTTCGGTAGGTTCTCTTTTAATATGTCTTATAGGATTTTTAGTCAATTTTATATCTTCCTTTATTAATTCTTTTGGTTTTTGAAAAGGTTTTAATATTTTCCCTTTCTTATCTATTATTTTTAATTCCATACAAGCATTTCTTAAACTTTTATAAACTCCTTTTCCTTCTTGAATTGTCATATTCGTAAATGGATTAATTAATGGATTTTTTAACCATTTAAAACAAATTTCTTTATTAATTATATTATTTTTATAAGGTATTTCTGTTGGAATTTCTACTGGAGAATGTTGAGGTGTTTTTACATTTTCACATTCTTTTTTAAGTTTCTTATAAACTTTACCATTTTTATTCGTTATTTTATATCCTGAAATTGGATTTATCATTTTATTTAATTTCCATTTTTCACATTCTTCTATTGTGGGTATTTCTCGCATTAATTCTAATAATTAATTTGAAAAGAAAAAATAAATTATAATTTTTCATAATCAAGTATCTTTTTATTGGCGAATTTGAATAATTCAATTCTCTCCGTATTATATGACTTGATATGTGAAATTACTTCATTATAATTAAACCAACTAATCGCCCTAATCTCTCTAATTTGTTCTAGACAATTATTATCTATTTCTATTAATATGTCATTATTCTTTAATTTAGAAATATAATAAAGATGTTTATACATTATACCATTTGTTCCAAAAAACATTTCCTCAAATGGATTTATTTCCGTAATTATACTGATATCATCTTCTTTAATTCTAGTTTCTTCATAAAATTCCCTTACAGCACAATCAATATCATTTTCTTTAATTTTTCTTCTTCCCTTTGGAAATCCCCATTCTTGTGAAAAAAATACACTTTTTATCGATGTTATATAATTTTTAAGAAAATTATTCTCATTTAATAAAGAAAATTTAAATTTTGAATTCATATATTCTTTATTATTTTTATTCGAATTATTATCCGTCTGATACCATATATAATTCCAAATATTTTCAAATGAATTATTTAATATCATATCTCTCTCCCCAATCGTCATATTTAACAATAATTTCTTAATATATTCAATATTTGTTATCTCATATTTTCCTCTCACAAATTCCATAAATGATAAACTATCCTTACGCTGTATCATAAGATATTTAATCTCATTCTTTTCTATTTTATAACATATAATTCCAAAACTTATTATTGGATGAGGACAATTTTTATATATATGTCCGTTAAGACCGCAATTCCTACAATTCTGAGTTTTAAATGGTGTTTTATTTTTCATAATTCATTAAATAATTATATATTATATGTTCTTAAATATTTTACATTATTGAAGCATAATTTCTATTTGTAAATGGTTCTGGTTCATCTAACATTTCTTTTGTCATAAAATTAGATATTTCCGGTTTTTGTTTATTAGTAGGTACATTTGCGGATATATCTTTAAATTGTTCTTCTGTAATCTTCTTTTCATCTGTCATTACACTTGTAGGATATTGAGGGGGTGAATTATAAAATTTTTCCTCTTTCTTCTCATCTGAATTATAAAAATTTTCCTTTTCATCTTCAAAACCTTCTTTCTTATCTTTGGGAAGAGGAGGATTATTTATTAATTTGTCATCAAATTTTTCATTATTAGGCATCATCATTTGGGGATATTGATTTTCGAAATTTTGAACTATACCTCCACCAACAGTATCTTCGGCATCTTCCGCATTCATAAATCGCTCAATTGCTCCTTTTGAATTTGTATCTATCATCATTTTAGCGTAATTATTTGAATTATCAGGGGACATTTTATTACTTTGTTCATTCATATCAACTTTATTAATAGCATTATTATAAGTGAATAATGATGATAATGAAATGATTATTACAAATATACAATAAATAATTACGAATATAGCAATAATCCAAGAATATAACCAACACCACCAACGATCATGTTCTGAACCGCCAGTAACCATACAAGTGATTTGTAATAACATTAATAGAATAGAAGGAAGAACAGCTAATATTACAAAAAATATTAATAAGAAACGATTTCCAATTGTCATATCAGTTCCAGTTAGAATAATTGATATACATATTGAAGCAATTGCTGCGAAAATAGCATATGCTGTAAATTGGGATTGTGTAGAACCAAAGAAAGCGTCTATAAAACTCATATTAATATTCTAAAAGAAAATAAGAAATAAAAAATTATTTAAAAAATGATTATTAAATTAATTTATTTGAATAAAAATCTTCAAAATGGGTATTCCTTATTATTTCTACAATCTCACTAAAAAATATAAAAATATTATTATTGATAAAATACCTATTGATATTTCTATATACGCAATCGATTTTAATGGTATAATTCATCCACAAGCACAAAAAGAAATTAATGAAGATAAATTATTTAATAATCTCTGGAATAAAATATTATCTTATAATGAAATTTATAAACCCGAAAAAATATTAATTTGTGTCGATGGTGTAGCACCTGTTGCTAAAATTATTCAACAAAGAAAAAGAAGATATCTATCTATTTTTAAAAATAAAATAGATAATATTATTTCTAAATGGGATACTAATGCTATCTCCGCTGGAACAGATTTTATGAATAATCTTGACGAATTTATTTTTAATAAGATAAATGATAATAATTCATTTATTTTTGATGGAAGTAAAAATCAAGGCGAAGGAGAACATAAAATCTTTCATTATTTAAAAAATCTCAAATTTAATAATGCTATTATTATTAATGGTCTAGATGCCGATCTAATTATATTATCATTATTATCTAATATTAATAATATTTATCTTATGAGAGAAAATGATGATAATATTACATATTTAGATATTGATGAACTTAAAAAATCTTTATTAGAAGAATTAAAATTAATCTGGTTAAATCTTAATGATATTGAAATTATTGAAAGTTATTGTGTCATGTGTTCTATTTTAGGTAATGATTTTATACCTAATATAATCACATTAAATATGAAAAATAAAGGTCTTTCTAAAATTATAGATTATACTACAAAAGCAATTGAAAAAAATGGTTCATTGGTAATAGATGGAAAAATAAATAAAGATTGTTTAAAAGATATTTTCTTTCATATATCTAATACCGAAGATACTAATATATTTGAAGAAGTTTCTAATGTAATTCAAAAAAAACCCAGAGATTTCACATTAAATAGTCAAGAATATGGAATTAAAAATAAAGATAGTCTCACTATGGAAATTTATAATAATAATAAAAAATGGAAATATTATTATTATAAATATTTATTTGATATTAATATTCAATATGATACATCCATGATTTCAATAGTAATTGAAAATTATATTACCGGTATTTATTGGACTTATAATTATTATAAAGGTTTTGATTTAAATTATGATTGGTATTATCCATATAATTATTCACCGACTTCAAAAGATATTTACAATTTTCTTAATGTAAATAATATAAAATTAATCGAAAAAAATGGAAACTTTCTAAATCCTAAAATACAATTATTTCTAATTTTACCAATTCAAAGTAATCATTTATTAAATGATGATTTTAAATTATTAACTACCGATATCAAAAAAGGTTTTAAACATTTATTTCCCGTCGAATTCAAAATTCAAACATTTCTTAAAAATCATCTTCATGAATGTTTGCCGATATTACCTATTTTAGATATAGGCGAAATCAGAAAAATAAATAATATAAACAAGTAATTACACATATCGCATATATCATTTTTATTTTTATTTATATAAAATTATCAAATGATATACGTAATACCTATAATCAATCACTTATATATTATTATAATTAATGAAGTTCCATATGTACTTATATAAAACTTATTTAAATTATATTTTTTATTCTTTAAATCCTTTTATAAATTTAAAAGAATTCTATTATATAAATAATCAATCATATTTTCCCATTTATAATTCGTTAATATATGTTGTCTTCCTTTATATCCGTGTTTTTCTACTAAATCTGGATTACTCAAATATTTCCAAAATGCTTCCGCATATTCATGTGGATCTGTTAATTCAGCAACACCTCCAATTCCATTTGATTTATTATCTAAATATATATTTATCTTCGGTTTTATTATTGTCGATATATTCTCATTTAAAAATTCTCTCATTCCTCCTACATATGCCGATACTTGTGCCTTTCCTAATGCTAATCCTTCAAATCCACATAATCCAAATCCTTCACCATCTGCCGAATTAACACCTATATCACAAGCATTATATAATATATTAATATCTCTATCTGATAATGCTTGTGGTGCTTGAATTGTTATAATCGTTTTTAATACATAATCAAGCGGTACATCTCTAAATTTCACTTCATTCTCAATTACATTTGATAAATTCCAATATCCATCAACCATAGTTCCTATCACTAATTTAATCGGTTTTGACGTATATTTATTTATTTTACAATCATTTTTCGTTAATTTCTTTGTTATATTTACGTGATAATGTCTCTCTACAAATTCTATCCAAGCAATTATTGTCGTATCCCATCTCTTTCTCGGTTGATTTCTATTTAAATTTAATACCATAAAATCTCCATCATCATATCCATAATATATACGAGCAATATTTTGATTTATAGGATAATATAAATTATGATCAAAACCATGTGGAAATATATATATAGGCATCGTTTTTTTAATACCTAATTTATAAGCAATATCTTTCCAATACGGGGTGAATGCTATAATAGCATCATAATATGTATTTAATAATTGAATATATTCTGCTTTTTGATATTTATATACTTGATCCATATATGAAATTAATTTAAAATTCTTTTTCTCACTTCCACATTCATTTATAATTGTTGCTGTCAAACTCGTTGTTATAATAGCATCATTAAATATTATTATTATATCTTGTGGATGTTCTTTTAAATAATTCCCTATCTCTTTTTCTCCAAATCCTGAACGTTTTGGTTCTTCATTCGCATAAGCATCATAAATAATTACATTTTTTGGTATATCTCCTCTTAATATATCTTGACCTCCTACATTATTAAAATTTTGAAATCCATATATTGTTAATTCTATCTCTTTATATTTTCCTAAATATTTTGATATATAATACATTACTCTACTATATCCATTCGATTGGATTGGATGTGTTCCACACCACATTATTCTTTTTTTCCCATTTTTACTTTTATACCACCAATTTTATTATTTCATTATTTTTTATTTATTTTTTTCCTTTAAATGAAAATTTTATTTAAGGGAAAAATTCTATTTAAAATTAGATGGAAAAACAAACAGTTTTATTAGATACAAAAAAAGAATATATAGAACATTTATTAGATATATTTACTATTCCAATTGCTAAAAGAATTTATAAAATTTTTAATGATAATAATATGAATATTAAAAAATTTCAAGAAGAATTAGTTTTAATTAAAATTTGGAATAATAATAGAGTTATTGAAGAATATAATGAAATTATTAAAAAAACTAAATGTAAATATTTAGATAAAATTCTTAAAAAAATTATTTATTTAGATATTAAAATTAAAATCGATTTTGATATTAATTTAGATGATATTTCAATTATTAAACCTCATGATTTTATTCATAAATTTTTAATTAATTCCGCCGTTTTTTGTTGGAAAAATGTTTATCTATTTTCAAGTAAAAATTTAAAACCCTCAGAAAAACAATATCATTTAAATTTAATTGAAAAAAATATC